TAGTCGCAAATCCTAACAAGTTCATCAGAACAACTGGGTTTCAGTACCAGTATAAACATCATGACTTAGACATAATGATCAAATCTGCGTGGGAGTATCGAAATGAGTTTCGAAGAAAATGAAATCTCTGCCAAGTCTTTTGGCGGAACTGAAATGGTTAAGCGCGCGATCGCTGCGCGTATGCCAGAGGGTCTAGCTGACGAGTTTCAGATTATCTGCTCTAGAGTTAGAAATATTGAGGAAGACAAGATTAGAGTGTATTGGTTACACGATCTTCCCCAGGATCCAGAAACTAATCATCTCAGGGATGCTGTCAGCCGAGACCGTTTCCACAAGATGGTATTCTGTGGTAACTGGCAATACAATCAATACCTGAACACTTTGGGTATTCCTCCAAATGATAAGTGCGCGGTGATTGACACTCCAATCGTACCAATCGATTATAAGAAAAAAACCAATGAAGAGATTCGACTTATCTATACATCAACACCGCAAAGAGGGCTGGCTCTTCTTGTGCCAGTGTTTGAAGAGCTTTGCAAGAAACACTCAAACATTTACCTTGACGTGTTTTCGAGCTTTGAAATCTATGGTTGGGGCGAAGCGGACAAACAATTCCAAGACCTCTTCGAAAAATGCAAAAACCACCCAAATATAGTCTATCATGGATTTGCCCCTAACGAAGTAGTTAGAGAAGCTCAACAGAAGGCTCACATCTTTGCGTATCCTTCTATCTGGCAGGAATGCAACAGCCGAGCTCTTATTGAAGCAATGAGTGCTGGAGCTCTTTGTATTCATCCTAATCTTGCTGGTCTGACCGACACTTCTGGTAATCTAACAGCAATTTATCAGTATGATGAAGATCACAACCTTCACGCCAATAAGTTCTATCAGCTTTTGGATCATGCTATCGGTATTATTCATGAAGACAGCACTCAGAACTACCTACGTTATGTGAAGACTTACGCTGACAGCCGTTTCAATATTGATAAGATTGCGCATCAGTGGGAAACCATGCTTCTTACGCTGAAGGAACAGTATCCAGTCGGTTCTAGAGGCATACCTAAGAAAATGTTCAGATATAACACATGATAGTATCAACAACACCCCTCCGAATTAGTTTTTTCGGAGGGGGATCAGATATTCCCCAGTATTACAACCAATGTGTCACTAAAAATCCTGGGATGGTCATTTCAACAACCATTGATAAGAACATACAGATTGCTCTGAACAAATGTCAAACTAATCACATAAGAGCTGTCTATTCAGAAATGGAAGTTGTTGACAAGGTTGAACGGTTGAGACATAATCGTATCAAAGAAGCCTTGAAATATTTTAATATCAAAAACAACATCGAGATTTGTAGTTTCTCCGATGTTCCTACAAAGGGTACGGGTCTTGGTTCTTCTTCGACTTTCACCGTAGGGTTGTTGAAAGCATTGTACGCTCATAAGGTTCTACTTCATAACAAGAGAGATCTTGCAGAGGCTGCTTGTGAGATTGAAATCGATCTCTGTGGCGAACCGATTGGCAAGCAAGATCAGTATGCAGCAGCATATGGTGGGTTCAATGTCATTCGGTTCGATTCGTCCGGCGTTGAAGTCACTCCTCTGAATATTGGGTCGGCAGTTCTCCGTAAGCTGAACGACAACCTTATGTGCTATTCTACAGGCATAAGTAGAAGCACAACAGACATCCTTGCCGATCAGGTCAATAACATCAGTAACGATGTTGACGCGTTCGATAATACAACCAGATTGGTATACCTCGCTAAACAGGCGCTCGGTTATCTGGAAAAAAACAAGATTGATGACTTTGGAGCTTTGTTAGACGAAGCCTGGAAAACCAAAAAGAAGTTATCAAACAAAATCTCAAATTCCGATATTGACTTCATGTATCAGAGAGGTATGAGTGCTGGCGCTCTCGGCGGAAAGCTTCTTGGTGCTGGCGGTGGTGGCTATATGCTATTCTACGTTCCAGAATCTAGTCGAGGATCAGTTTCTCTCGCGATGCGCGAATACAAAAGATTCAATTTCAACTTTACAGATCAGGGAAGCACAGCTGTAACATTATGATTTCTGCATCAAATTCTTTTTCCAATTACGCTGTAAAACTTTACGCTGCAGCCATGGCTGTAGATCAAACAAAAATCGATGAAGCATATGGGCTGCTTCTGAGAAATATGGGCAACGTAGTAATCTTCGGTAACGGAGGATCTGCCGCTATCGCTGATCACTTCTGCGCTGACTTCGTAAAAGGTGTTCGCTCGGATACTGATCTAAAACCGAAGTGCACGAGCCTTACAAGCAATGGTCCTCTATTGACTGCTCTGGCTAACGATATGAGTTACCTCGATATCTTTCAGAATCAAATCTCTTACCATAGACCGTCCCTTGCTATAGCAGTTTCTTCTAGCGGTAATTCTACGAATATTACGCGTGGGCTACAATTTGCCAACTCTATTGGAACGAAAACGATCGCTCTCGTGGGGTTTGAAGGAGGAAAAGTTTTAGAGGATCACCTGGCGGACGTGGTGATTCATGTTGATGCGAACAACTACGGGGTTGTAGAAGACACTCATATGATGATCTTACATTCTCTTGTTCAAAAGATTAGAACGGATCATTCGATTAAGGGAAATGATCTAAAATTATAAATAGTCCTTGACTAATACAAAAAATCAGGTATAATAAACTTATGGATGCTGCAAACAATATCATCGTGTTTCCTGGAAAGAACCTTCGAGGTCCTCAAACTATCGAGGAAGTCGTAGACAATCTTGACATGGTTCGTCAAGTTCACATTCAGGAAACCCTTGAGCTCGTAGTTCCTAGATTGTTTGAAAGCTTTTCAGTTGCAGGATTTCAACCTGACGAAGATGACGAAGAAAAATATATGAAGCACGGAGCTTTGATTGTAGAAGCTGCCAGATCTTTTCTTTGTAAGGTTTCTGGCTTGCCTCATCCATTGCAGCTCATTGCAGAGAATCTCTTCGATCAAGTCGATGAAGATGGTAATCTAGAAGTTTCCGACAAGATTAAGATTGTGATCACACCAAAGGAAGGAAAGAGCTAAGGCTCGTACAAAATGATTATCCTTGATCTTTCTCAGGTTATGCTGAGCAACATTATGGTCCAACTTGGTAATCATACCAATGCGGAAATTGAGGAAGGTATGGTTCGCCATATGGTCCTAAACTCAATCCGGTCTTACAAGGCTAAGTTCGGTGAAGAATACGGCGAGTTGGTTATCGCTTGTGATAACAAAAACTATTGGCGCCGACAATTGTTCCCCTATTACAAAGCGAATCGCAAGAAGAATCGAGAGACTTCCGAGCTTGATTGGAAGGCTATCTTCGATTGCTTGCATAAGATTCGTGAGGAACTCAAGCTCGTTTTCCCCTACCGTGTTATTGACGTTGAAACTGCAGAGGCTGATGATGTCATCGGCACACTTTGTCGTGAATTCGGTGATTATCAGAAGATCCTTATTCTGTCTGGTGACAAAGACTTCGTTCAGTTGCAGCGTTACATCAACGTTCGTCAGTATAATCCTGTACTGAAGAAGTTCATCACTCACAACAACCCAGAACAGTTCCTAAAGGAACATATCATCAAGGGTGACGCTGGCGATGGAGTTCCGAACTTCCTCAGCCCTGATAACTGCCTGGTTGTTGGCGAACGTCAGAAGCCCATCAGTTCTAAGAAGCTCGAAGTCTGGGTCAATCAAGAACCAGAACGTTTCTGCACGGAGTTGATGCTGCGTAACTACAAGCGCAATGAGCAGCTGATTGACCTGACTAAGATTCCTGACTACATTGTCTGTAGCATCATGGAGAGTTTTGATCAGCAGCAAGGTAAGAAGCCTAACAAGCTGATGGATTATTTCATCGCTAATCGACTTAAGAATCTTATGGAAAATATCGGAGACTTTGTATGAAACTAAGTGTTGCTGAAATTCTAAAGAAAGCATCAGAGATCACAGACGAAAACCAGCGTATTGACTGGCTTCGTAAAAACAACAGCGTTGCCTTAGAGAGTATGCTTCGTGGAGCGTATGATCCTAAGATCGTTTGGCTACTACCGGAAGGAGCTCCTCCGTATAAGGCGAATGATCTTGTTGATCAACAACATAGACTGTACGCCGAAGCTCGTAAGTTGTATCTGTTCATTGAGGGTGGTAATCCAAATCTCAAGCAGCTTCGCCGAGAAGCATTGTTTATTGAGCTACTCGAGACAGTTGACCCAGATGACGCAAAGCTGTTGCTTGCTGTCAAAGAAAAGCATATTCCATATCCCGGCGTGACGAAAGAAGTTGTCACCAAAGCATTTCCTAATATCCTGTAAGGAGGATGATCAAACTACGATGAGTAAGTCTAAGAATAAGAATTTCAGTAGCCGCCGCGACTGGTATGACGATGAAGAAGATGGTTACAGCTATCAAGATACCAAGCAGAAACGTAAAGAAAAACGGATGAAGAATCTTATTCGCTCTAAGAATGTTGATCAGATTATGGGAATGGATGATGATGAATACGAAGACTATAGACGATAAGGATCAGGCTAATGCCCTCTTACAGTTTTAAAAACCTAAATACTGGCGAAGAATGGACTGATATTATGTCCAACATCGAGAGGGAGGAATTTCTTAGAGAGAATCCACAAGTTCAGCAACAACTGACTTCTGCTCCTGCCCTCGGCGACTCAATTCGCCTTGGACTTCGTAAACCCGATAACGGGTTTCGAGACCGCCTCAAAGAAATCAAGAAAGCGCACAGTCGTGGTCTAACGAGGAGCACAGTCAACACTTTTTGAGAGAATAAATGCCAGTATCAAACAATCAAACTAAAAAGCGTTTGTCAAGAAAAGAAAAAAGAACAAAGGATCAAAATTCGGAGGTTGTGCAAGAGAAGTTTAACTTCAATCTTCGCAAAATCAGCCCTCTAACAGATAACCAACGACGCACATTTGATTATTATGATGATAATAAACATCTCGCGCTAATCGGGACAGCTGGCACTGGTAAGTCGTTTTTATCAATCTACCTTGGTATGCAGGACATAATGGAACGTAAAACGCACGAAAAGATGGTAATCATCCGTAGTGTTGTTCCTACTAGAGACATGGGCTTTCTACCTGGCTCAAATAAAGAAAAGTCCAAAGTCTACGAGGCACCCTACTACGCAATCTTTGCGGAACTTTTCGGTAGAGGTGATTCATACGAATATCTCAAAAACAAAAACGTTGTTGAATTTATGACGACTTCTTTCGTTCGTGGTATCACGCTCAGTGATTGTATCATTATCGTTGATGAGTTTCAGAACATGACAGCTAACGAACTGCATTCTGTCTTCACAAGAATCGGTAAGAACTGTAGAGTGGTTTTTGCTGGTGATATCAAGCAGAATGACTTCAGTGGAAAAAGAGAAGAATCTGGTTTCAGTGACTTCTTCAAAGTGCTTGACGAAATGCGAGACTTTAGTATAATAGAGTTTACGAGGGAAGACATCGTTCGTTCTGACCTAGTGAAATCCTACATCATCGCGCGCGAGAAGCTTGAAGAAAAAGGTCTAGTCGCCGCTTTATAATTGAAAGATTTATTATGATTGATATTATTGATCGAATCGAAGACGCTCGGATTACAGTGTCGGCTCGAGCAAGAGATGCTTCCGATGCGGAAGTCTACGCAGTACTTGTGGACGCTGCAAAAGAAATCGAGCGTCTTCGGAAAAAATGCGACGAGTTGGAATATGGATATGACGATTGATGGTAACGACCTGGCAGGCTGATTGCTATGGAAATGATCGAGTGGGGTTTGATGAAAGCGAAGTTGCTATGAAATATTATTGTTTTGATGCCTGGAAAACAGATCCTTCTCTTGATCATTACGTTGAGGTTATGTCTGAACAAGAAATACTTGATGAATACTATGATTATTGGTATGATGCAATGTGTTCCAAGTTTGGTAAAGAAGTAGTAGATGCCGGTTATTGCAAGGATGATTGTATTGATGATTGGTGTACTGTAAATTATGCATGGGAGAGTGTAGATAAATGAAAAATCATTATCGTATTGTTGCAGATAACTATATGGGATATGAAGTTCAAATCTGGCGCTGGTGGTGGCCATTTTGGCGAGAATTGGGTTATAATACTTTCCTCACTGTAGAAAAAGCCGAAGCTTGGGCAAAAAGTCAAAAGCAACCTGTTGTGAAATATCTTGGTACATTGGATGATGAATAATGAATAAATTGATTATTGAAAAAGGCGGATATAAACCCACGGTATCTGGTCCAACACAACCTCCCACATCAGTCCTAGACGCAAGTGATGTTGTGTCTAAGGGCGTATCAGTAACACAAGCAACAGGAACCAAATGCGAGCGTTGTTGGAAGGTTCTGGAAGAAGTGGGGTTCTGCTCGGATCATAAAGATCTTTGTTTTCGTTGTGTGGGTGTGGTGGAATCCAGTCTTTCGATTTATGAATTAGCCACCATGCGGTTCGATTGGTTATACAAATCTTATCTTGTGGACGGTTACACAAAAGAGCAAGCAATCCAGAAAGCAGGTCATATGAATAGGATCCATGGTTGATGAACAAAAATAGAATTGAAGAACTTGTATCGCAAGCACATCAGAATCTGTGTAGTGCAGGTAAAGAGGCGGAGTTCAACTACAATTTCGCGGATGAGTTCGCCAAGTTGATCATCGAAGAGTGCATGAAGGTTGTTGATGAACAAATCAAAGATCTAATGGAAAATATAGGGATCAATCCAAAGATATGCGCTCCCAATTCGTACGAGCATGGTTACCTTTGCTGCGGAGTTGATAGTTACGTGGCCATCCGTCAACACTTTTATCCTATTGAGGAATGATAATGTCAATGCATTGGGACTACTACTTTATGAAGATGGCTGAGTTGGTTGCATCTAAGTCGAAAGACCGATCGACCAAGGTTGGCTGTGTGATTGTTGG